TCTAAACAAGAACAAAATGTAATTGAAGATTTAATTGTAGAGTCCATAAAAATTATGGGCTTTGATGCTTATTATCTACCAAATGATAATGATGCGGCTCGTGATTTACTTTATGGTGAAGATCCAGTTAAAAAATTCAGTTCTGCTTTTCCATTAGAGATGTATCTTTCTTCTGACCCAACTGATTACATTGGTCAAAAAGATATATTCTCAAAATTTGGTTTAGAAATTAAAGACGATGTAAATGTATTAGTATCTCGTAGATCATTCTCACAACGAGTTCCACAAAATACATTCACACGACCACGAGAAGGTGATTTAGTTTACGTGCCGTTTTTAAATGGTACTGGTGAATTGTTTGAAATTAAATTTGCAGAACAAGCAAAAGACTTTCATACACTAGGAAGAAAACAACCATATTTTTATGAATTGTATCTAGAGAAATTTAAATACTCACAAGAAATTATTGATACAGGTGTTGCTGACATTGATTTGGTGGTTACAAACAATGCTTATACACAGTCATTAAATACTGGTGCTGGTACAGGAAAATATACAATAAAAGAAACAGTATATCAGTCTACTAGTGGTACACAAAATACAGCGACTGCAGTGGCAGTTGTTCAGAGTTGGATACCATCATCTAATACATTAACAGTAACTAATATTGCAGGTGAATTTACACCTGGCCGTCAAATTATTGGTGCTTCAAGTAATGCTCGGTACACACTTGCAACATTTAATCCTTTAGAAGATCATTCTTATAGTGAAGAATATGATAATAATTTAATTGCAACAAATGCAAATTCTATTATTGATTTTTCAGAAACAAATCCTTTTGGTAACATATAATGGCCGCTATTTCATATAATAGAGTAATTCGTAAATTGGTTGTAGGTTTTGGTAATCTCTTTAAAGATATTACTTTAGTTCGTTACAATCCAAATTTGACCGAAGCACAACGTTTTCTTGTGCCAATTACCTATGCAACAAAAGAATTTTATGTGCGAAGATTGGAAGGTGATCCTAATTTAGATAAAAAGGTTCAGATTACATTACCAAGAATGTCTTTTGAAATGTCTGGTTTAAATTATGATGTTACCAGAAAATTAAATACGAATGTTAAATCATTTGCAAGAACAACCACAGGAACAATATCACAATATAATCCTGTGCCTTATGATTTTGATTTTAATCTTTACATCTATGTTCGTAATATAGAAGATGGTACACAAATTATAGAACATATATTACCGTTCTTTGCACCAGATTATACAATTAAATTAAATTTAATACCTGAAATGGGTATTATTAAAGAAGTACCAGTTATATTGAATTCAACAACTAATGAAATTCAGTATGAAGGTAATAAAGAAAATGAAACACGTTTAATTATTTGGACTTTAAATTTTACTGTTAAAGGTTTTGTTTTTGGTAAAACATCTACAACCAATTTAATTACACATTCAATTACAAATATATTGAATAATGTAACATCAAATGATTTAGTTTTGTTTGAGATGAATAATAATGGACTTGGAACATATCAAGTGGGTGAGATTGTTTATCAAGGTTATTCGGCACAGATGGCCACAGCAACAGCTAAAGTTACTTATTGGAGTGATAATACATTACACTTGACAGAAATTAATGGAAACTTTATTTCAAACGAACCTATCATTGGCCAAACATCTGGTTCAAACTATCTCTTTACTGCATATCAAATACAACCAAAAACATTAGCAAGAATAAATGTTACACCAATGCCAACCGATGCCAATGTTACAACACCACGTATAGCAATTTCACAAATCTCTGAAACACCAGATATTGATTTTGGTTTGTTACCAACTGACTTTGCTGGTGATCTTATGGAACAAGTTGGTCGTGATGACCTACATATAATACAAGAAAAACGAACAGATTTACAATAAAGGTAATTAAAATGTCTAGAACACTACAATTCAAACGTTATAGTGCATCAGCTTTGGCAGGAGTAACCGGTGCCAATGGTGAAATAATTATTGACACCACCAATCAAACATTAACAATTCATGACGGTGTAACTCCAGGTGGTCGTTCGCTTGCAACAGCAAACACAAGATTATCAACTACTGGTGGAACAGTAACAGGCAATTTAGTTGTAACAAATACAATCACAGCATCAAATTTAATTTCAAGTAATACGATCACTTCAAATAATTTAACAATTACTGGTAATCTTGTTGTTGATGGTGTTATATTACAATGGCACACACCAATACCTTTAACATCTAAAGGTGATCCTGGTGATAAAGCAGGTTATATTGCCATTGATAATGACAAACTTTATCGTTGTGTAGAAGATTATACAAATGGTGCAAACAACATTTGGCGATATATAAACTTTACTGGCGGCACTTGGGGTTAATAATGGCAAAACAAACAATTAATGTAGGTACTGTAGCGAATGATGGTACCGGTGATACAATAAGAGCATCATTTGTTAAAACAAATGAAAATTTTACAGAGTTATACACTTCTGTTTCTTCACTTCAAGCTAGTGATGCAGACCTATCAGCCATAGCAGCACTAAGTGGCACTAGTGGTTTTTTGAAAAAAACATCAGCCAATAACTGGTCATTAGATACCAACACATATCTCACATCAATCACTTCTGGCCAAGTAACATCTGCATTAGGATACACTCCGTATGATGCATCAAATCCAAACAATTATACAAACAATACTGGTACAGTTACCAATGTAGAAGGTTCTGGTTCAGTTAGTGGATTAACATTAACAGGAACAATTACAACATCTGGTAGTTTGGTGTTGGGTGGTTCATTAACTTTAACAAGTGCAAATGTTGTAACCGCTCTTGGTTTTACTCCATATGATTCTTCTAATCCAAATGGATATATTACTTCAGCTAATTTATCTGGCAACACCGTGTATATTGCAGGTGTTGATCTTACACAAAACACTAACATTACAGCAGCTGATACCAAAGCACAAGGTGCATTTGATAAAGCAAATTCTGCCAATGTTCTAGCACAAGCTGCCTTTGATAAAGCAAATACAGGTATTGGAATTAGTATAGATGAATATGCTAGAACAACTGCAAATGCAGCAACAAGTAATACAGTAATTATTCAAGGAGTAGATGTTAGCCAAAATACTCGTTTGACAATTATTGAAGGTGTAAATGTTGGTCAAAATACACAACTAACGTATTTACAATCTGCATTAAATACCGCAAATGCAAATATTGATGCAGCAGCTCAAACTGTTCCACAAAATGCCAGAACATCAGACTATGTGTTACAATTAACTGATGCAGGTAAACACATTTATTATACACAGGCAACAAATTCAACATTATATATTCCAAATGCAGGTCAAAGAGTGTTTCCAAATGGTGCAACCATTATGGTTATTTCTCAAACAACATCAAGCGCAAACGTAACCGTATCTCCAAATACTGGGGTATCATTGTATCTTGCTGGTAATACAACAAGTGCTTCACGAATTATCACCACATATGGCATGGCAACACTAATTCAAGTTGCAGCAAATACTTGGTTTATTAATGGTACAGGAGTAGTATAATGAGTGCCATTATGGTTATGGTGACAAACATTGCATCAGCAATTCGGTCAGCTGCAGCCGTAATAACTCCCACAGGAACAACAAAATTATGGACATGGGGAAGAAATCAATATGGCCAATTAGGACTCAGTGACACCATTACTCGTTCTAGTCCAACACAAGTTGGATCAGGAAATACATGGAGCATGATAGCCGGCACACAATTTAGCACAGCAGCAATCAAAACTGATGGTACACTATGGACATGGGGTTTGGACTATTACGGTTCATTAGGAGATAATACTTCTACATTTAAAATTAGATCAAGTCCAGTTCAAATAGGAACAAATACAAATTGGAGTCAAATAGTTGCAGATTCAGCGTGTATGTTTGCAATTAAAACTGATGGTACTTTATGGACGTGGGGCATTGGTGGATACGGTGGTACAGCACAAAATGATAGAGTTTATCGATCCAGTCCAACACAAGTGGGAAATCAAACATGGAGTAATATTAGTGGTAATTTGCAAACTATATTAGCTATTAAAACTGATGGTACACTATGGGGTTGGGGTAATAATCAACAATTTCAATTAGGATTAAATAGTGGTGGATCATATGATCGCAGATCCAGTCCAGTTCAAATAGGAACAAATACAAATTGGAGTAAAGTTTCTGCTCACGATGATCACACTTTTGCTATTAAAACAGATGGTACTTTATGGTCTTGGGGAGCAAATTATCCTGGCCAATTAGGACAAAATGATAGAGTTTATCGATCCAGTCCAACTCAAGTGGGATCAGCAACCAATTGGAATACGGTTTCAGAAAGAGAAGCGCATGTTTTAGCCACAAAAACTGATGGTACGTTATGGACATGGGGATATAATAATAATGGCCAATTAGGACTTAATGATAGGGTTAATCGATCCAGTCCTACTCAAGTAGGAACAGGAACAAATTGGAATAAAGTGTTTGTTTCAGAAATGACAGATTCGGCCAGTTTGGCTACCAAGATTGATGGCACTTTATGGTCATGGGGTTATGGTGATTACGGTGAATTAGGATCAAATTCATGGCCAATTTATAGATCCAGTCCGGTACAAATAGGAACAGGCACTACATGGAGCCAATTGTATGGCGGCAGAGAATTTATTGCTGCCATCACAGATGATAATTATAGTCCTCCATCACCGCCGCCACCTCCGCCGCCACCGCCTGGATCATTATATACTTGGGGACGAAATAATACAGGTTCACTTGCACTCAATGACCAAATTCATCGATCAAGTCCAACACAAGTAGGATCAACTGCAGGATGGAGTAAAATAAACAAAGGTTATTTTGGTGCATTGGCAATTAAAACCGATGGCACGTTATGGTCATGGGGAAATAATCAATTTGGTGCATTAGGATTAAGCACCGTATGGAATGATTACAAATCTAGTCCAGTTCAAATTGGTGCATTAACAAATTGGAGTAAAGTTGGAACTTCAAATTATGGAAATTTTGCAATTAAACAAGATGGCACGTTATGGTCATGGGGGTATAATGGAGCTGGCGTATTAGGACTTAATGATATAAATCATCGTTCCAGTCCAACACAAGTGGGAACGTCAACAAATTGGTCACATATTAATCTTAATAGAACTTCTGTAGTATCTGCAATTAAAACAGATGGAACATTATGGATGTGGGGATATAATTATGGTGACTACTACCTTGGTGGAATACTTGGGTATCGAAGCAGTCCAACACAAGTGGGAACGTCAACAAATTGGCTAATAAGTTCTTCGGATTATGCTAGTTCTGCTATTAAAACGGATGGTACGTTATGGACTTGGGGTTCCAATATATATGGAACAACAGGATTAAATATGGATACTGGAAATGTTAATTCTCCAACACAAATAGGAACAGGAACTAACTGGTCACAGATATCTACAGGAATAAGATTAGCGGGTGCCACCAAAACTGATGGTACACTATGGACATGGGGAAGAAATAATTTTGGACAATTAGGAATTGGTACTAATACAGACAAATCCAGTCCAACACAAGTAGCAGGAACAACTTGGAATTTAATTAGTATGGGAAGTTATTATCATGCTGCAGCCATCAAAACTGATGGCACTTTATGGACATGGGGACGTAATAATTGGGGCCAATTAGGAATTAATCTTATTGGAGAACAATTGAGTCCGGTTCAAGTAGGAACAGGAACAACTTGGAATCAAATTCAGGCTGCCTCACAAACTTCTTTTGCAATTAAAGATTAATTATATGAATGATTTAAATAAAAACTTAGCAGATGTGTTTGATGTAACACCAATACCAGAAGATAAAAAAGAAAAGCTTCCTATGTTGTCGGTGAAATACAACGAACCTGATATGAAACAGGATTTAACTGACGCATATCAACAATCAAAAGAAAATCTACAAGGCATTATTGACCAAGGCAAAGACGCCATGGAAGAAATATTAAATATTGCCAAAGCAGGTCAACATCCACGTGCATTTGAAGTTTATTCTGGTTTATTAAAAAATATGACAGAAGCAAATGACAGACTTCTCAAAATACAAAAAGAGATGCGTGAGATGGACGAAGAAAAGAAAAAGAACACTGGTACCAATATTGATAAAGCCATTTTTGTCGGTTCAACATCTGAACTGAGCAAACTGTTAAAGAATAATGCCGGCAAAGAATAAAGAATCTTACCGTGATAACCCTCTACTCAAACGAGTAGGAGTTCAAGTCAATTTTACCGAAGAACAAGTTGATGAATATATCAAATGTTCTAGAGATCCTATCTATTTTGCCAAATACATTAAAATTATTACACTAGATGAAGGTGTAACTGATTTTAAGATGTATGACTTTCAAAAAGATATGATACAGACATTTCACAAAAATCGTTTTACGATTATGAAATGTCCACGTCAGGTTGGTAAAACTACCACAACTGTGGCATATCTTCTCTGGACAATATTATTTCAAGATGCACAATCGATTGCCGTTCTGGCCAACCGTGGTGAAACTGCTCGTGGCATTCTTGGTAAATTACAATTGGCCTACGAGAATCTACCTATGTGGTTACAGCAAGGCGTGGTTGAGTGGAATAAAGGTCGAGTAGAACTAGAGAATGGTTCTGTTATTATCGCCTCCTCCACGTCATCCTCAGCGGCCCGTTCTGGTTCTTTTAACATTGTGTTCTTAGACGAGTTTGCATTCGTACCTTCTAATATTGCCACAGAGTTCTTTACTTCCGTTTATCCAGTTATTACTGCTGGTACACGAACAAAGATTATTATTGTTTCCACACCAAATGGCATGAATCTGTTCTATAAAATATGGACAGATGCCATCAATAAGAAAAATAATTATGTTCCGTTTGAAGTTCATTGGTCGATGGTGCCAGGTCGTGATGAAAACTGGAAAGAAGAAACGATACGAAACACATCTGAACACCAGTTCCGCCAAGAGTTTGAAACGGAGTTTTTAGGTTCGACCAACACACTTATCTCTGGTACCAAGTTACAGGCGATGACATATAAAGAACCTATGGCCGAACATGATAAGATGAAAATCTATGAATATCCAATTAAAGGAGATGATGAAACTACCAAAGACCATTTATACTGCATTTGTGTGGATGTTTCAGAAGGTAGAAACTTAGACGCTTCTGCATTTTCGATAATTGATATATCAACCACACCATACAAACAAGTGGCAACATACAAGAGTTCATCAATATCACCAATACTATTCCCAACGGTGATCGTTAATGCTGCCAGAATGTATAACGAAGCCTACATTTTAGTAGAGATAAATAATAATCCACAGGTAGCGGATATCATACACCAAGATTTTGAGTATGAGAATCTCTGGAAAATATTTACAGGAAACAAAAAACCACAACAATTATCTTCAGGTTTTGGTCGTGGAGTCCAGATGGGACTCAAAATGTCGGTTGCTGTCAAACGAGTTGGTTGTTCAAATCTAAAAACACTAGTCGAAAGCAACAAATTACTGATACCTGATTTCGATACTTTATCCGAATTAACCACCTTTACAGCAAATAAAACGTCTTTTGCTGCCGAAGATGGAGAAAACGATGATTTGGTGATGACTTTAGTTGTTTTTGCTTGGGCTGCCACACAAAAATACTTTAAAGAAATTGTAAGTCATGATATAAGAAAACAAATTCAGTTGGAGAACATGAACCAGCTGGATGAAGAAGTATTACCGGCACCCATTATTGACGATGGTAGACAACATAATTTTGAAGTAATGGACGGTGACCTTTGGGAAGTTGCAAATGGCGATGAGATTTATTCAGGTTTCATTAGAGATACCTTAAAAAATCTATAAAAGTGACTAATCATAAATATTAACATGGTATCTTAGTAACCAAAACAAAACAATATCAAGGAGATAACAAATGGCATTTCAAATCTCTCCAGGCGTAAGCGTATCTGAAGTCGATTTAACGACAGTTGTACCTTCAGTTCTGACTACGGCCGGTGCATTTGCTGGAAAATTCGTATGGGGTCCAGGAAATAAAATAATTTCTGTTGAGAATGAAGTTAATTTGGTAAAAACATTTGGTAAGCCAGATGCGAACACCTATGCTTCGTTTTTCACTGCTGCAAGCTTCTTAGCTTACGGTAACAATCTTAAAGTTGCTCGTGCAATTGGACCTAGCGCCAAGAATGCTAGCGCAAACTCTAGTGCTACACAGATAGCTGTTGACAATGAAGATACTTTTGAAGCTTCATATTTAAACAACAGCAACGGTAATGCTTACGGTGCATATATGGCACGTTATCCAGGTGCTCTTGGAAATTCTCTTACAGTATCTACAATTGATGCTGGCGGAAATTTCAGCACATGGAACGTAAACTCTGTTGGTGTATCTTCTTACTTTAATAGTGCTCCTGGAACATCTGCTCAGGCAGCTGCCGCTGGTGCCGCTAATGACGAGATTCACGTTGTAGTTGTTGACTCTGGTGGTTTATTCACTGGTATCAAAAATACAATTTTGGAAGTTTATCCATATCTCTCTAAAGGCGTAGATGCTACCGATTCTTTAGGTAACTCAAACTATTACAAGAATGTAATTTTTAATAAGTCGAAGTATGTCTATGCTATCGATCCAGTAAGTTATTCTACAACCAATGAAACTTGGGGTGATGCTTTGGCAAATACAACTTATGCCACAGTAGCTCAAGTAACCACTCTTGCTTTAGGTGGTGGTGTTGAATCTACTCCAACTGATTCTGAATTACAGACAGCTTACGCTTTGTTTGTGAATCCAGATGCAGTAGACATCTCATTGGTGTTGGCTGGTGATGCTGGTAGTGCAACTCAGCAATACATCATCGACAATATTTCGAATGCTCGTAAAGATTGTATGGCATTTATATCGCCTCCTTCTTCTACCGTTGTTAATAACTCTGGTTCTGAAGTTGACGATATCGTAACATGGCATACTGCTTTGGCACGTTCAACATCTTACGCTGTTGCTGATTCTGGTTGGAAATACATGTTTGACAAGTATAACAACACATATCGTTATGTTCCATTAAATGGCGACATAGCCGGTACCTGTGTATACACAGATTCAGTTCGTGATCCATGGTACTCACCAGCAGGATTTAACCGTGGTAATCTAAAGAATGTTACTAAATTGTCTTGGAATCCAACTAAGACACAAAGAGATTCTTTATACGCCATCGGTATCAATCCAGTTGGAACATTCCCTGGTCAAGGTACTGTATTGTTTGGTGACAAAACCTTACAAACCAAACCATCTGCATTCGACCGTATCAACGTCCGCAGATTGTTTATTGTATTAGAGAAAGCAATCTCTACAGCTGCCAAGTTCTCATTGTTTGAATTCAATGACGAATTTACACGCAACCAATTTGTTGCATTAGTTACACCTTTCCTCCGTGATATTCAAGGTCGCCGTGGTATCTATGACTACCGTGTTGTTTGTGATACAACAAATAATACACCACAAGTCATTGATTCCAATCAATTCGTTGGTGACATCTATATCAAACCTGCTCGTGCCATCAACTTCATTCAGTTGAGTTTCGTAGCAGTTAGAACTGGTGTAGATTTTACTGAAATCGTTGGTAGAACTTAATAAATAATTCAACGAATAGGAGAAAAAAATGGCATTTAATGTAGCAGAATTTAGATCAAATATGATTGGTGACGGAGCCCGTCCCAATCTATTCCAGGTCTCTCTCGTATTTCCAACTATTGCAGCAGGCGGTACAGCAGCAGGTCAAAAAGCCACGTTTCAAGCTAAATCGGCTCAATTACCTGGTGCAACAATTGGTACCGTTCCTCTGTATTATTTTGGTCGTGAATTAAAGTTTGCTGGTAATCGTACCTTTACTGACTGGACATTACAGATCATTAACGATGAAGATTTCACAATTCGCAATGCGATGGAATCTTGGATGAATTCTATTAACAGTCACGCTGGTAACCTACGTAATAACCAAGCTGCAGCACCGTCTGGTTATTCTGTTGACGCTAGTGTTACTCAGTATGGTAAAACTGGCGATACCTTGAAATCGTATAAGTTTGTTGGAATGTTTCCTGTTGATATTGCTCCAATCGATTTGGACTGGGGCTCGAATGATGTTATCGAAGAATATGCGGTAACATTTGCCTATCAATGGTGGGAAGCTGAACAGACTAGTTAATATACATCATTATACGGAGAGAATTTCGGTTCTCTCCATTATGCTTTTTTGAATTGGAATAAATTACTATGGCAAATAAATTCTCACTTTTTGGCTTTACAATAGCACGAAATAAGGAAGAAGAATCCCAAGAAGTGCAACAATCTTTCACGCCTCCAGCAAATGAGGATGGCGCTCTTACTATTACTTCTGCCGCTTATTATGGTACATATGTTGATCTAGATGGTACAGCAAAAAATGATGTAGAACTTATTTCACGTTATCGTGAAATGTCGATGCAGCCAGAAATTGAGTCTGCAATTGATGATATTGTAGGTGAAGCCATTTGCCAAGACGATGACGGTCAAATTATCAAGTTAATACTAGATGATTTGAAACAACCAGACAAAATTAAAAAAGCCATTAAAGATGAATTTGAAGTGGTAATGCGTCTATTGAATTATAAAAATATGGCACAAGATATTTTCCGTAGATACTATGTTGATGGTCGTTTAAATTACCACATTATTGTGGATAAATCACAACCAATGCAAGGTATCAAAGAACTACGTTATATTGATCCACGAAAATTAAGAAAAATTCGTGAGATGAAAAAAGAAAAAGACCCAAGAACTGGTGTGGAAGTAATGAAAGTTATTAATGAATACTATGTGTTCAATGATAAAGTTACCACCGGTGCTTCTTCTAATTTTGGTCCAGTTGGTATAAGAATTACAACAGACTCTATTATTTCAGTTGTGTCTGGTCTGATGGATTCTCGCCGTGCTGTTGTGTTATCTTATCTACACAAAGCAATTAAGCCACTCAATCAGTTGCGTATGATTGAAGATGCGACAGTTATCTATCGTATCTCACGAGCACCAGAACGCCGTATATTTTATATTGACGTAGGTAATTTGCCAAAATTAAAAGCAGAACAATATCTGCGTGATATTATGGTCAAGTATAAGAACAAGTTGGTCTATGATGCCAACACAGGTGAGATTCGTGATGACCGTAAATTCTTATCAATGATGGAGGATTTTTGGTTACCACGCCGTGAAGGTGGTAAAGGCACAGAGATCACCACATTACCTGGTGGTCAAAATTTAGGTGAGCTGGAAGATGTTAAGTATTTTGAAAAGAAACTATACAAGTCACTTAATGTTCCTATCTCTCGTTTAGAACCAAACCAAGGTTTTTCTCTTGGTCGTGTGGCAGAAGTTACCCGTGATGAGTTAAAGTTTTCTAAATTTGTTGACCGTTTACGTAACAAATTTTCAGATTTGTTTGACCAAGCAATGCGTGTTCAATGTGTATTAAAAGGCATTTGTACCGCTGAAGAATGGGATAACTTTAAAGAATACATTCACTATGACTTCATTAAAGATAATAACTTTACAGAACTCAAAGATGCCGAGTTAATGAAAGAACGGTTAACTCTTTTGAGTGCTGTTGATCCATATACTGGTCGTTATTTCTCACAATCTTGGATTCAACGAAATGTCTTACGTTTAACTGATGATGAGATTAAAGAGATGCAGATTGAGATGGACGAAGAAAAAGAAGCTGGTCTTGGATTACCAGTTGGTGTAACGAATGATGTGGCACAGGCACAAATGATGTCGGATGTACCACAACAACCTACACATCCGGACGATTTAGAAGCACAGGCGCAAGCCAAAAAACAACAAGAAGATATCAACACAATAACAAAATTGAAGCGAATATTATAAATATTTTTGGAGAAAAAACAAATGGATACAAAACAAATTATTGATTATGCATACCAAGGAAACGGTGTTGATTTTAAAGACGCTCTATATTCGGCAATTCACGACAAAGTGACTGCTCATATTGAAGCCAAGAAACAAGAGATTGCACAAAATTTGATTGGTCAAAACGATGAACCAACCGAAGCAACTGCACAAGATACAGCAATTGTAACACAGGAAACAGAGAGTGAAAACACTTAAAGAGTTTCAACAATATCGATTGGAAGAAGCTAAACTGCCAGCGGATCCGCCAGCAGTAATGATTATGAAAAGACAATCCATTCGACAGTTTGGTGACGGCCAAAGAGTGGCTCTTTATTATGTGGATAAAATTAATAAATACATTACCATACCATATAACGCTTCACAATGGTCATTAACAATACCAGAAGAATTTAAACAGGAATAAAAAATGCCAAATTCATTTACATATCAAGTAATAAAGGATACTACAGAAAGTGCAGTGATTAAAATTACTGGAAATTTTGATGGTTCTGGCCAAGAAGATAACACTGCTCGTATTCAAGCAAACACATTATATGGAGCATTAGATGCAAATAATGTTCCTTTACGCTCAATTTTAAGCCAAAGTAATACAGCAAAACCTTTTTATGGTTTGTCGGTAAATCGTATGTGGTATACCGTTACTACAGGAGGCCAAGTTCAGTTACAATGGACGGCATCATCATCTTTACCTATTTGTAATATTATTGGTAGTGGTGAGTATGACGGTTCATCAAACTGGCCTACTATTCCAAACAACGCAGAAGGTACTGCAGGATGTAATGGAAACATCGGTGTATCTACAAAAGGTATGACAGCAAATGGTGCGTACACAATTATAATGGATATACGTAAACATAACGAATACTATCAGCGTGGTCAATTTAATGATCCGGCTGCATTTAATTTTGGTAGTTATTCTTTAAGACCTGCTCCATAATGAGTGGGTTTGTTTCAAAACTTCTTTCTAATAATGTTTTAGAAGCTAGAAACATATTAGACGAAAGATTAAAAGAGTTAATCGAAAACAAGATTAACCAAATAAAACTCCGCATGGCGGCAGAGATGTTTGAAGATTGTGGTGCCGATGTAGCTTTTGAAATAGAAGATATAACAGAAGGCAACATAATGAAAATGGGTAGAACCAAGGTGGTTCGAATCCGTATTCGTGCTGGTAAGGTACAAAGACGTAAAAAGTTGTCTGCAGTTCCAGGTTTTACCATCCGTGGTGGTAAAATGATTCGAATGAGTCCAATGGAACGTAGACACCGTAAAATGGCTGCCAGAAGAGCTAGATTTAAAAGACGAGCCAAGATGAAACAGGCTCTGAGAAAAAGAAGAATATCACTCAGAAAAAGAGGAACATACGGATTATGAAATTAATCAAAGAAATAACCGAAACCGTTAGTTATCTTGTAGAAGATGCTGACGGTAAAAAATCCTTACATATAGAAGGACCTTTTCTTGTGGCCGAGAAAAAGAACCGCAATGGTCGTCTATATGAATACAATACCATGAAAAAAGAAGTTGCTCGTTATACGGAAGAATACATTAACAAGCATCGTGCTTTTGGAGAATTAGGTCATCCAGAGTCACCATCTATTAACTTAGATCGTGTATCCCACATGATTACTTCACTAAAAGAAGATGGTACACAATGGATCGGTAAAGCAAAGATTTTAGATACTCCTATGGGCAACATCGCCAGAAGTCTTATTGAAGGCGGTGCTCAACTAGGTGTATCTTCCCGAGGCATGGGCTCACTAAAGAATGTCAATGGAGTTAATGTCGTTCAGCCCGATTTTTATCTAGCCACAGCGGCAGATATAGTAGCAGACCCTTCTGCGCCTGGAGCATTTGTTCAAGGTATCATGGAAGGTAAAGAATGGATGTTGGTCAATGGTGTTTGGACTGAAGTAGAATACTCTCAAGCCGTCAATGAAATTAAGAAGGCATCAAGCAGAGAAATCGAAGAAGTAAGTCTACGCATTTTTGAGAACTTCATGAAAAAACTTTAAATATAAATATCCAATATAAATCAAGGAGATTTTCAAAATGGCAAAATTTAATCTGTCTGAAGCCGCTAAAGAAATTCTTGCTGCATCTGTAGCAAGCAAAAAGTCTGGCCAAGATAAACCACAAAAATTAACTGGTGATGTTGCTTACGGTACAAAAGAAGTTGGCGACATTGGTACAGAAGTCACCAAGACAACAGATGCTGCTCCAGATGCTTCCAAAGGCGCTCCAACAGCAACTCCTCCTGGTGCAACACCTCCTGTAGGTTCTGAGCCAATGAAGAAACTGGCCAAGCAACCCCAAGAGCAAGGTTCTACCGAGCAACCAGAAGGCAAGGCTGCTTCACAGAAGTTTGCTAAGAATCCTGGTGCCACATTCCAATCTTACGGTGAAGAAACTGAAGCTGAAGAAGAAGTTATTGCTGAAGCTGAAAAAGAAGGTCACGAAGATGAGAAAGAAGATAAGGCCATGATCAAGAAGATGATGAACAAAGAAAAAATGAAAGAAGATATGAATGCTCTTCTTTCTGGTGAGAATCTTTCTGAAGAATTCGTTGCTAAAGCTACCACAATTTTTGAAGCTGCCGTTATTGCTCGTGCAGAAGAAGTTATTGCTGAAGCTGAAGCCGAGTTGTTAGAGCAATTCGAAAGTGCTATCGAAGAAGTTAAAGAAGATTTGGCAACCAAGGTTGACGATTATCTTAACTACGTTGTTGAAGAATGGATGAAAGAAAATGAAATCGCTATCGAAAAAGGTCTCCGTGCCGAAATCGTAGAAGATTTTATTGACGGTCTACGTAATCTATTTGTTGAACATTACATTGACATTCCACAAGAGAAGGTTGATGTTGTAGGCGAACTCACAACACGTGTTGAAGAACTCGAAGCTTCTTTAAATGAGCAAATCAATAAAGGTATTGAGCTCAAGAAAGAATTAAACGAACAGAAAAAAATTGAGGCTATCTACACAGCGTGTGAAGGCCTGACGCAAACCCAAGTAGAAAAATTAAAATCACTCGCAGAGGGTGTGGAATTTACTACTGAGGAAGAATTTGCTGGAAAACTATCAACATTGAAAGAATCATATTTCAAAGCTGAAGTTAAAGTGGCAGACAATTCCGCTCTAGATGATGAAGTTCAAATTGAAGAAGATAAGAAAGAAACAAAATCTTTCGATCCTTTAATGGAACAATATGCAAAAACAATTTCACAAACTTTGGTTAAATAACCAATAATATACAACAAAGGAAAACAAAAAATGTATATGACTGAAGAACTACAAAAGAAATGGACACCAGTTTTGGAGCATCCAGAACTCGAAGCCATTAAAGACCCATACAAGAAGGCTGTTACAGCTCTTGTTTTGGAAAATCAACATCAAGCTATGGCACAAGACCGTATGGCCTTGAACGAAGTTTCTGTAACTGGTCCAGAGAATGCTACTGGTAACGCCATTCAGAACTTTGATCCAATCTTGATCAGCTTGGTTCGCCGTGCTCTTCCAAACCTAATCGCTTATGACGTTGCTGGTGTTCAGCCAATGACAGGCCCAACAGGCTTGATCTTTGCAATGCGTGCTCGTTATAGCACACAAGACGGAACTGAGGCTTTCTTCAATGAGCCAAATACACAGTTCTCTGGTTCTGTATCGGCACAAAACCCATACGGTTTCCAAGGTACAACAGCACAAGATACAGCTAACACATTCCAAAATCCAACAGCATTGACAACTACCTCTGGTATCGCAATGCCAACAGCTAACGCTGAAATTTTGGGTTCTGATAGTGGTAATGCTTTCCAACAGATGGCATTCTCTATCGAGAAGGTAACTGTAACTGCTCAAAGCCGTGCTTTGAAAGCTGAGTATTCTTTAGAACTCGCACAAGACTTGAAGGCAATTCATGGTCTTGATGCTGAAACAGAATTGTCAAACATTCTGTCTACAGAAATCCTCGCCGAAATCAACCGTGAAGTTATCCGTACCATCTATACGACTGCCGTTGCCGGTGCTCAGTATGGTACAACAACTGCTGGTTATTTTGACCTCGATACAGATTCCAACGGTCGTTGGTCTGTTGAGCGTTTCAAAGGTCTGATTTTCCAAATCGAGCGTGATGCTAACGTAATCGCTAAGCAAACACGTCGTGGAAAAGGTAACGTATTGATCGTTTCTTCTGACGTTGCTTCTGCTATGGCAATGGCTGGTGTATTGCAATATACTCCTGCTTTGTCTGCTGATTTGCAAGTAGATGACACAGGCAATACATTTGCTGGTTTACTCCATGGTCGTATCAAGGTCTACATCGACCCATACTTCGGTGGATACACAAGCAACCAAGAACTCGTAACCATCGGTTACAAAGGTTCTAGCCCATACGATGCTGGATTGTTCTATTGCCCATACGTTCCATTACAGATGGTTCGTGCTGTAGACCAGTTCACATTCCAACCAAAGATTGGTTTCAAAACCCGTTACGGCATGGTAGCCAACCCATTCGCCAAAGGTTCTTTGGTAGGCAATGGTGCATTGACAGAGCGTTCAAACGTTTACTATCGTTTGTTCGGTGTCAAGAACTTGATGTAATAGTAGCCGCAAGGCACTTTAAAAAGTCACCTACAAGAGTGACATTTATAGAGACCTCCTACACGGAGGTCTCTTTTTTTATGACCTAAATATTGATGTGTCTAAAAGGATATTTTAATAGATGAGTGCTATCACAAGAACACCAGAAAATACTGGTTATCTACAACCGTCAAAGTTTCTTTTAACTTTTGATCGAATACCAAACTGCCAGTATTTTTGCCAATCAGTAAACATACCAGGAATGAGTATAGGACAGGCACAAATGACCTTTCCTATTGTGGATGTCTTTGCACCTGGAAACAAAATGATGTATAACCAATTAAACATCAACTTTCCTGTTGACGGAGCGATGTTGTCATGGAAAGAAATCCATGGTTGGTTCCGCTCCATCGCATCTCCAGAGAGTTTTTCTGAGAGGAATAGGTTATCACAACAGCAAACCAAGTTTGGCAGCAAAAAACCAAGTTATTATTCTGATGCCATACTAACGGTATTGTCTGCTTTGAACAATCCTGTAGTAAAAGTCCAGTTTATTAATGTGTTTCCCATCTCATTATCTGACATACAGTTTGATACCAGACAAACGGCAGAGGATGTAATCTCATGTGATGCCACTTTTGTCTTTGATTATTTTAATTTTTTACCATTGGAATAGCTTGACAAGTTAACATTAGTTGTGTTAGTATGTGAAATTGGTGTTAAACTATTGAAAACATTATGGAAAACTTAGAACAAATATTGAAACATTGGGAAAAAGACGTTGAGATGGACCAAACCGAACCAGGTAAAGAACTTCTCCGTATACCAATTCTACACAACAAGTATCTCTCAATACTAACCAAACACAAGATTGCCTCAAAGAAGGCTCACTTTGACTATCTCCGTATGAGAAAGGTCAAATGGGAATATTATACAGGCAAGATGTCACAAGAGGAACTTCAGGAATACGGTTGGGAACCATTCCAGTTCACTCTCAAATCAGATATCAGTACCTATCTCGAAGCAGACACCGATTTAATAAAACTACTAGAAAAGAAAGTATACCATGAAGAATGTGTATCGGTTCTAGAATCGGTCATGAATGAATTAAAACAACGAACCTGGCAATTGCGTGATTTTATCAGCTGGGAAAAATTTATAGGCGGACAATAATGGCATTTTTAGTTGCAAACATACCACCAGTCAAATGTTTTGTTCGTAAAGAGTTTCTATACAACAACGAAAAAGGTCATGGTGAATTAGAACCTTGTGTATGGATGACTGCCAAAGCCATCAAAGGTCAGGCATTTCGTATTGAGTGTATGTTAACCGACTATGGTGCATTGTTCGATAAGTTACCAATCTCGGCCTATGTTTGGAAGCCAGTAGAAGAATATCTGCCTCTTGACAATTTACAAATATGGGATTGTTTATCATATGACATGGCAGTGATTGAGAAATCGAATCTGCGTGGTCTCAAAGTAAAATATTTTGGTAAAGACAAACAGTTTCACTTTGGCAAATACCTTTTTACAATCGATTTTGCGGCACCGGATTTCAATCGTATTGACACCAGTTTTTCAGAAGGTGTGCAAGAACACAAATCATATAACTTTATACAACTAGACAATGGCCAATTTGCCTGTCAACCAAATAATCGGTGCCTGTGGTATGATGTATCACTGGTGCCACCAGTAGTAAAGACTCCAGATTTTAAAATACCAACAGAGGTTTATTCAGTAGAGAATGTATCGAAGTGGAGTGTTGGCACTCCAGATTCATGGTTCTACCAGTTTGATGAAAAAGAATGAGTGAATTAGTTATTGCCAAAAAAGATGAAGTATATGCCAAGATAACTTGTGAGAAACATATCGCAAAAGAGTTATCGGAGTTCTTTACATTTTTTGTGCCAGGTTACCAGTTTGTTCCTGCCTATCGTAATCGTGTGTGGGACGGGAAAATCCGCATGTATAACCTACAAACAAATCAAATCTATCTTGGTTTGTTACCATACATTGAAGAATTTTGTAGAGAGCGTGAATACAATTTTGAATATGGTGATCCAAGACCAGACATTGAAGATGAATATTCAGTCTATCATGCCAAAAAGTTTATTGAATCACTAGACATACATTCTCGTGGTGAACCAATTGAAGTAAGAGAACACCAACTCAATGCGTATATCCATGCCATGCAAAAACGCCGAGCGTTGTTACTTTCACCAACGGCATCCGGTAAATCTCTCATCATCTATCTACTCTTTCGTCAACTTCACCAATATCAAAATCTAAAAGGCCTTGTTATTGTTCCGACCACTTCTCTAGTTGAACAGTTATATTCTGATTTTGGTGATTATAATGACGGTGAAATGACGAATGTTCACCGTATCTATCAAGGTAAAGAAAAAGAAACGAATAAAGCTCTTACAATTTCTACATGGCAATCTTTATACAAAATGCCAAAAGAATACTTTCATCAGTTTGATTATATTATTGGTGATGAAGCACATCTATTCAAAGCACAATCTTTAACAACCATTTTAACCTCTTGTGTCAATGCCAAATATCGAATTGGTCTAACAGGTACATTAGACGGTACCAAAACACACAAACTGGTGTTAGAAGGTTTGTTTGGTGCCGTTAAGAAAGTTATCAGTACCAAAGAGTTGATTGATAAACAGCAACTCTCAAATTTTGAAATTAAGTGTTTAGTATTAAAACATACCGATGAAGAATGTTTAATGGTAAAAGACTACACTTATCCTGAAGAAATTCAATATTTAATATCACACGAAACTAGAAACAAATTCATTAAAAATCTTGCAGTTAGCTTAGGTAAAAATACTCTTGTATTGTTTCAAATGGTTGACAAGCATGGTAAAATATTATATGATATGATAAGACAAACAGAGAAGATTGGCAATAGAAAAGTTTTCTTTGTTTATGGCGGTACTGATACAACAGACCGTGAAGAAATAAGAAAAATTATGGAGATAGAACAAGATGCAATCGTAGTAGCATCTTTTGGTACATTTAGCACTGGTATTAATATTAGAAATCTACACAATATTATATTTGCTATGCCAACCAAATCTTCAATTAGAACATTACAAAGTATTGGTAGAGGTCTTAGGCAAAATGAAGGCAAAGAAGTAGCCACATTATATGACGTAGCCGATGATTTAAGATATAAGAAACATATGAATTATACACTAAAACATTTCGTGGAAAGAACAAAGATATATAATGAGGAGAAGTTCCCATTCAAAATCTATAAGATAGGACTAAAAAAATGAACACAATAAAAATAGTTCGACTAAAGAATGGTGAAGATATTATCGGTGATGTAACTGCTAATGGCATTCAATATTATGACATTGAAGAACCAATGGCATTTGAAGTTGATTACCGTGGTGATCATTCTGGATTGGTAATGCGTCATTGGCTGCCAGTTCAACTACTCAAAAAGAATCATATTCAATTAAACGTGCACGATGTCCTCTGTGTTTTAGAACCAGACGAAGAATTCTCTGAGTATTATGTCAATACTGTGGAAAAAATTAAACGTTTGTTAGAAGCAAAGAATTCAATAAAAGATATGTCTGACGAAGAAATTAATCAGATAGTTGATGAATATAATATGATAAACCAAGGTAATGATACATTACATTAAACCTTTTCTTCAAACCAGGACATACTCGACTTTACACACTTGTCAAGCGAATGTCAATAACATTATGTGGTAAACATGGCGACTAAACAAAAACATTATATAAACAATGCTGATTTCCTACAGGCACTAATTGATTACAAGAAGGCACAGAAAGATGCCAAGAAGAATAAACTGCCTCCTCCGCCAATTCCAAATTACATAGGTGAGTGTTTTATGAAGATAGCAGAAGGTCTATCACACAAACCTAACTTCATTAACTATACCTATCGTGATGAAATGATGGCAGATGGTATTGAGAACTGCCTCATGTATTTCGATAACTTTGATCCTAGTAAATCTAAAAATCCTTTTGCTTACTTTACACAGATTATCTACTATGCTTTTCTACGAAGAATTGGTAAAGAAAAGAAACAATTATATGTAAAGTATAAAGCCACAGAACAAATGGGTATCTTGGATGAATTTGAAATGATGGAGTTTGAAGATGGCACTTCACGGCAATTTGAATTGTATGATAATATTGCCGAGTTTATTGAAAACTATGAAGAAGCCAAAGAAAATAAAAAAGCGGTAAAGAAGCCAAAGGGTATTGAAAAGTTTTTAGGAGAGTGATATAATGTATAAAGTAACTTATATGTTGGAAGATTATGTTCTTTCAAAAGAGTTTGAAAAATTTGATTCTGCGGCTTTATTTTCTATCAAACAGCCCGTAGATTCTATATTGGAAATTAAATATTATGATAACAATCAACAAAGAAAACCAGACCGTACCTAAAGTTGTTGTTGTTTCTGGTGGGTTTGATCCATTACATTCAGGACACATCTCTTATCTAAATCAAGCCAAATCACTAGGTGATATACTTGTTGTTGGTATCAATAGTGACGAGTGGTTGATTCGTAAAAAAGGTCGAGCGTTTATGAATTGGCACGACCGATCAAGAATAGTCAAAGAACTCAAATCAGTTGATTTTGTTGTAAGCTTTGATGATTCAGATGATAGTGCGATTAGATTAATTGATACAGTGAAAAAAACTTGGCCAAATAGTAATATTATATTTGCAAATGGTGGTGATCGAACGGCAGAAAACATACCAGAAATGTCCGTTGAAGGTATTGAGTTTGCTTTTGGTGTTGGTGGAGAAACAAAATTAAATTCTTCTTCTACTTTACTTGAAGAATGGAAATCACCTAAGACACAAAGATCGTGGGGTTTCTATCGTGTGTTATATGAAACACCAAATGTCAAAGTTAAAGAATTGGTAGTTGAACCAGGTCAATCGTTGACAATGCAACGACATCAATATAGAAATGAACATTGGCACATTGTAGAAGGTGTGGCAACTGTAATTGAAGAAAGACCATCCTCGAATTCAAAAAACACATACTACAAACACAATGCAGTAAACATACCAACTGGTGTGTGGCATCAATTACAAAATAATGAAACTCAGCCATTAAAGATTGTGGAAATTCAATATGGCACAAAATGTGAAGAAGATGACATTGAAAGAAAATAAGTATAAAATTATCAATATTAATTTAACATCAGTTGATAGTAGTGATCCTATATCCGATGTTCCTTGTGGAAGTTGTACCAAGTGTTGTGAAGTATTAACTCCATTTTTAACACCAGAAGAAGTATCATCTGGACGTTACCCTCTCAGCCTTATACAGCCAGATAAAAAAATGTTTTTGGAAAATCCAAATGTTGGACCATTGGTCGCAATGTTTAAGAAAACACCAACAGGAGGATGTGCGATGTTTATTGATGGTAAATGTTCAATCTATGAATATCGACCAAAGTCTTGCAGGCAATTTGATTGTCGCAGACATCATCATCCAGTAACCAATGAAGTGGCTAAAGAAAAATTTGGTATAGAAAGTGTTAAACAATGAAAGTAGCAGTTATAACTGATCAGCATTTTGGTGCTCGTAATGATTCAATACATTTTTTAGATTATTATGAACGATTCTATCGTGATACTTTTTTTCCAACTCTTGAAGAACACGGCATTAATACTGTCCTTATATTGGGTGATACTTTTGATCGTAGAAAATATGTAAACTTTTTTTCACTCAAACGTACCAGAGAAATGTTTTTTGACAAACTATATGCTAGAAACATTCAGGTACATATGTTGGCTGGCAATCATGATACATACTTTAAGAATACCAATGATGTAAATTCGGTAGACCTGTTATTACAAGAATACACAAACATTAAAGTTATTTCTAAACCAACCACAATCACAGTTGGTGAAACAGATATTTGCATGATGCCATGGATCTGTTCAGAAAATTACCAACAATCATTGGAAGAAATAAAAAATACGCCTGCCGAAATTTGCATGGGCCACTTTGAAATTCAAGGCTTTGCAATGCATCGTGGCATGCCAAGTCAAGAAGGATTAAGTCGTGAATTATTCAGAAAGTTTAGTCTTACTTTTAGCGGTCACTATCATCATCGGAGTTCAGCTGACAATATACATTATCTTGGAAACCCGTATGAACTTACTTGGCAAGATTATAATGACCCTAGAGGTTTTCATCTTTTTGATCTTATCAGCCGTGACCTTACTTTCATAAAAAATCCAAATGTAATGTTTCACAAAATCATTTATGATGATAAAGAAGAAACAATTACCGACATCATCAATAAAGATTTAACAAAATATACCAACACATATGTAAAGGTTGTGGTAATCAACAAAACAAATCCACATCTGTTTGATAAGTTTTTGGCCAGATTATATGATGTAAACCCAATCGATATTACCATTGCTGAGGACTTTACTGACTTGACAGAAGGCCTTGAAGATGATATGATTGATCAAGCAGAAGATACTCTAACTATTCTGAACAAGTATGTTGATACCATTCAAGAAGAAAGTATCGACAATGACCGATTGAAAAACATTCTGCGTGAACTTTATGTGGAAGCCTTGAATACTGAACAAGCATGATTTTATTTGAAAAAATAAGATATAAAAATATCTTATCAACTGGTAATTCTTTTACAGAAATACAACTAAACAAATCACCCAACACACTTATCATTGGCCAAAATGGTGCTGGTAAATCGACCATTCTGGACGCCTTATGTTTTGGTTTATTTGGTAAACCATTTCGTAAAATCAATAAACCAAACCTGTTGAACTCAATCAATCAACAACAATGTGTGGTTGAGATTGAATTCACGATTGGTAAAAAGATGTATAAGATTGTCCGTGGTATTAAACCTAATGTCTTTGAAATCTACTGTAATGGCCAGTTACTCAATCAAGATGCCGCTTCACGGGACTACCAAGAAATACTTGAGAAGCAAATTCTTAAATTAAATTTCAAATCATTTACACAGATTGTTATCCTTGGCTCTGCTTCTTTTGTGCCATTCATGCAACTTTCGGCATCTGATCGTAGGTTAATTATTGAAGATTTATTGGACATTCAAATCTTTTCTTCAATGAATTCGATTGTCAAAGAACGATTGGCAGTCATTAAAGATAGTAGCCAAAAATTAAAGTATCAAATGGATTTGACTGCTGAGAAGATTAAGATGCAGAGAGAATCGATTGAAGAACATAAAAAACACAATGATGACGAGATTCAAAAGAAACAAAAAGAAATAGAAGATTCTGAATCACAATGCCAAAAACTTGGTGGTGAAATTGTTCTTATTCAAAAACATATTGATGTGTTGAATAGTAAAGTTTCTGATCAAATGGCAATACAAAAGCGAAGCACCAAATTGGTACATTACGAATCTAAACTAGAATCTCGTTTAAAGAAAATTGAAAAAGATGTTTGTTTTTACCACGATCATAGTGACTGTCCAACTTGTAAACAAGATATTGATGAAGAATTTAGGCAAAAACAAATTTCTAATTTACAACAAACTAAAGGTGAGGTTGATGCCGCCTTGGTTGATATAGAGAAACAGATTGAAGATACTAGTAATCGGATGTCTGAAATACAAAAAATACTTACACACATACAGGCACACAACAATGAAATTATCAAACACAATACTACCGTATCAACAATACATTCTTACATTGATAAACTCAGGAAAGAAATTGGTGATTTGGCAACCAAGAAAGATTCGTTAGAAGATGAAAATGCCAAACTCAAAGAACTAAAAACTGAGTTGGCTGAGTTTCTCAAACAACAAGAAGGGTATTCGGTCGAGAAACATTATTTTGATTATTCTTCCGTATTACTAAAAGATACCGGTATTAAAACAAAGATTATCAAACAATACTTACCTATCATGAACAAGTTGATTAATAAGTATTTGACTGCCATGGATTTCTTTGTGAACTTCAACATCAATGAAAACTTTGAAGAAACAATCAAATCAAGACATCGTGACGAATTCTCATATGCCAATTTCTCCGAAGGTGAGAAGATGCGTATTGACCTGGCATTATTATTTACATGGCGCCAGATTGCCAAATTGAAGAATAGTACCAACACCAATCTATTGATACTTGATGAGGTGTTCGATTCAAGTCTTGATACGGTTGGCACCGAAGAATTTCTAAAACTGATTCATGAAATGGGAACAGACACCAATGTATTCGTTATCTCACACAAAGGCGATCAGTTGTTTGATAAGTTTAGAAGTATAATTAGATTCGAAAAGAAAAACAATTTTAGTCAGGTGGTAATATGAGTATATTAAGAGAACACACGAATGCCAAACATCGTGAAGCTGAAGCAAAACCATTTGTTCAATATTTACTACATGGTAATATCACAAAAGAACATTATGCTTTGTATTTAAAACAGATGTCGGTTGTTTACGGTGCAATAGAATATTTTGCTGAAATGTCTTTTCTATTATTGGATCTAAAAGATATAAAAAGGACAAGTTACATTTATGATGATTTGTATGAATTGGGACATACAGTAATTGAACCAATATTACCTGCCACGGAAAAGTATCGACAACACATTGTCGATTTATATTACTCAGATAGGAAAAAAGATATATTTGCTCATGTCTATGTTAGGCATATGGGAGATTTATATGGAGGCAAAGCAATTTCTAAAAGAGTTCCAGGTTCAGGCAAAGCATATCAATTTGAAGATAGACCAGGTTTGATTAAAGCGATTGATGCCAAATTAAGTTTTGATTTAGTTGATGAAGCATTAAAAGGATTCGATTTATCTATGGGAATATTTGATGAATTACAGGAGAAAATAAATGAGTGAAATATTTAAATATGACACAGAAACAGCCGCCAAGGTTGAGGTAAAGAAACAACAATCAAAATATTTTAAATTGGTTCATGAAACTGATCCAATTTTAAGGCAAGTATTACCAGAATTCGATTTCAAGAATCCACCTGTAAATCCGGAAGAATTTGCTGAATCATTGGCTGAAACTTGTAGGCTGCATCGTGGTATTGGTCTATCTGCCAATCAATGTGGATTTCCTTATCGTGTATTTGTAATGGGTGCTGATGATCAATATGTGGCATATTTTAATCCAAAAATAACAGGACAATCCGAAGAGCAGGTACACATGGTAGAAGGGTGTTTATCTTTTCCATTTTTAGGATTGAGAATTACCAGGCCACAAGAAATTATGGTTGAATACCAAAACTATCACGGTGAAATAAAACACGCAAAATTTAATGGCATATCTGCTCGTTGTTTTCAACATGAGCTTGACCACATGAACGGTATTGTGTATACTAGTCTGACAAAGCCAATGGCTTTACAGTCTGGCATGAATAAAAGAAATAAAATTATGAGAAAGTTGAAACTCAAATAATGGCAAGAGTAGAACCTGTAGAAACACAATGGAAACGGTGGACAGAAGATAATCCACCAGATCGATGTCCACATATTGACGAAGAACAACTAATAAAAACTGTTACACAAGATTTAGAATATGCTTCACAAATGGATGTTCGTGAATATACTTTATATCAAAAATGGTGTGAAGTAAAAGAACGGTATCCTGGTACCGCAAGAATGAATATGTTTGGTGAACCAGACGTTGCTTGGAAAGATGATAAGCAAGCGGCAATCATCAATAAAGTCAAAAACAATATTTGGATTCCTAAAGATCCAGATGATTTTCAAAATTTAGAACCACAAATGTATTTGGCAAATACGAATCGTGTTGATGAATGGAATGCCATAAGAACATTTTCTTCTACAATGAAAAACAATTCTAATATTGGCAGAAATCTATATTACATTGTTAAAGATAGAAAAACCGACAAGTATCTTGGTGTCATCTGTATCTCCTCAGACTTTCTGGATCTCACTCCTAGAGATAAAGCAATTGGTTGGGATCGAGATGTAAAAACTTCTCAGAACATGATTAATCATACGGCAATTGGTTCAACAATCGTGCCATTACAACCACTTGGTTTTAATTATATGGGTGGTAAACTACTCGCATTACTGTGTCTATCAGATAAGGTTCAAAATGATTGGAAGGCAAAATATGGCGATGTGTTGGTAGGAGTCACAACTACTTCATTGTATGGAAAAACAAAATCAGGAGGCCTTTCTCAATACGACGGACTTGAACATTGGAATGCCATGGGTTTCTCCTCAGGTTCTGTTGCCTTTGAACCAACAAAACAAACCAAACAATTAATTTTTGATTGGATAAAAGAAAAACATCCTCGTAAATATTTTGAATGGTGGGAAGCAAAGAATCCACAAGGATTACCACTCAAACGAGACCATAAAAATCGTTCATTACATTTTGCCTATCCAAAACTTGGTATCTCAAAAGACAAAACGAGAACAGAACACCAACGTGGTATCTATTTTAGTTATCTCTACAATAACACTAGTGAATTCTTACGAAAAGAAATTACAGAAGATAAACTGGTAAAGGCTTTTGATACCAGTGAAGAAGCATTGACAAACATCTGGAAAACAAAGTATGCCAAAGGTCGTATTCGGCAACTACAAAAGAAAAATAATGTTTCATATGAAACACTTTTCTATGATGATTTGATTTATTTAACTTGGGAAGAAACCAAGGCAAAGTATTTGCCACAAGTTGGCAGATAACCAAGTATGCCACAAGTATACTTGACATACACACATATATAATGTTATGATGTGAGAACTTGCAATACGCAAGGATTTATTTTTAACTATGATTGGAGTTTATATAATGGCTAAGTTATCAGCTAAAGAGCGTATGCTCAATGTATTGAAGAAGCAAGACGGTTACAACACCTTTACAACTGCTCAAGCACAACGCCGTTTCGGCATCAGCAATGTTTCTGCTCGTATTGACGAGCTACGTCAAGAAGGACATTGTATCTATACCAACACTCGCACCGGTACCGATGGACGTAAAGTTCGTTACTATCGTTTAGGCACACCATCTAAAGCATTGGTGCAAGCTGCCTTACGTGCTGGATATTCTTTCACAGCCTAATTTAAGGTTATAGGGGAAGTCGTTACCGGCATCCCCTTTTTTTATTCTCGGAGAACAAATGGAAATTTCAATAAAAAAAGAGGACTTACAAAAGAAAAGTCTATTCGTGGCCACTCCAATGTATGGTGGCATGAATCATGGCTTATACATGAAAGCGTGTTTAGATTTACAAGGCATGTGTGTTCAGTATGGCATCAATATTAAATTTTCATTTCTTTTCAACGAATCATTAATCACACGTGCACGAAATTATTTGGTGGATGAATTCATTCACCGTTCTGATTGCACACATATGTTGTTTATTGATTCCGACATTCATTTCAATCCACAAGATGTGATCGCCTTGTTGGCCATGGATAAAGATGTTTCTGGTGGTCCATATCCTAAGAAAGCAATTAAATGGAAATCCGTAAAGACTGCAATCACAAAAAATCCTGAAATCGATCCCTCTATTTTAGAAAAAGTTACTGGTGATTACGTGTTTAATCCAGTGAAAGGCACAGCACAGTTTAATGTTACTGAACCACTAGAAGTTTTAGAAATTGGTACAGGCTTCATGATGATTAAACGTGATGTGTTTAAGAGAATGGAAGAAGCATATCCAATGATTCGTTATAAACCTGACCATGTAGGACAGGCACACTTTGACGGTACTCGTTACATTCATGCTTTCTTTGATACAGTTATTGATACGAAAGATAGTATTGTAGGTGGTGGTTCTGATCGTTATCTATCAGAAGATTATATGTTCTGCCAGATGTGGCGTAAGATTGGTGGCAAGATTCACCTGTGTCCTTGGATGAGAACATCACATATTGGCACGTATCACTTCCAAGGAGATATGCCTGCCGTGGCTAATTTTGTTGGAGAAATGTAATGTCAGAAGTAGGTCGTAAATTTGATGGTGGTAAATTAGAATATGGTTTATTACCACCATACGCATTAAAAGAAACAGTTAAAGTATTAACTTTTGGTGCTCAAAAATATGAACGAGATAACTGGCAAAAAGTGCCAGACTCTAAACGTAGATATTTTGATGCACTACAACGGCATCTATGGGCATGGAAAGAAGGAGAAGAAGTTGATCCTGAATCTGGTATACATCACTTGGCACACGCAATGTGCTGCTTGATGTTTCTGTATGAACATGATACAATATATTCGAAGCAGTAATTTTTATAATGGAGAAAACAATGAAGTTATCAAATGAAACACTGGCAGTATTGAAGAATTTTTCTACAATCAATCAAGGCATTCAATTCAAGAAAGGCACAAAACTTACCACAGTATCGGCTGGTAAAACTGTATTGGCCCAAGCCACACTTAAAGATGAGTTTCCACAAGATTTTTGTGTGTATGACCTGAATCAATTCTTATCGGTACATTCACTACACAAAGATTCTGAATTACAATTTGATGATTCAAATGTTATTTTCAAATCTGGTCGTTCTAGTACCAAGTATCGTAAGACAGCAAAAGAAATGATTGTTGTACCACCAGAAAAAGAATTAACTTTGCCTTCTAAAGATGTTGCCTTTACTCTAACAGAAGAAGATTATGCCAACATTATGAAAACGGCTAGCGTTCTGAGTTCACCTCATATTGCTGTTGAATCTGATGGTGAATCTGTTCAACTAAGTGCATTTGATGCGTTTGATGATTCTGCTCATACAAACTATATTCAAGTTGCTGAAGGTGATGGTAAGAAATACAAGGTCGTATTCAAAACAGAAAACATCAAATTGATTCCTGGAAGTTATGCTGTTGAGATTTCATTCAAAGGTATTAGTCATTTCAAAAACACGAAAGACGAAATTGAATATTGGATCGCCATCGAACCAAAAGAATCAAAGATTGGAGAATAATATGTTAGTCAATTTTAATGATAGTGTTACTAATGAATCTGTTGCCGTTAACCTGTCCAATCTTGTTTGTGTGTTTACAGTCAAAGAAGAAGGCGTTGAGAAAACCATTCTCAATATGATTAACGGTAATATTGCTGTAAAAGAAAATTACCTAGAAGTTGTTGGCAGAATCAATGCCGAAATGAAATGATTTTATTGAAAGTAGTAGAAGTGTTGAGAGTTAATTATATTATGGGAGTGTTAAATGGAACATTTATTGTGGGTCGAAAAGTATCGTCCAAAGACGATTGAAGATTGTATTCTTCCAGATGCGATCAAGGAAACTTTTCAGGAGTTCGTTAAGAGAAAGGAGATACCAAATCTTCTTTTATCTGGTACGGCAGGTGTCGGAAAAACAACTGTTGCTAAAGCATTGTGCAACGAGGTTGGTTGCGATTTTATTATCATCAATGGCTCTGATGAGTCTGGCATTGATGTCCTCCGTAACAAAATTAAGAACTATGCTTCTTCAATGTCGCTCATGGGTGGCAGAAAAGTTGTCATCATTGATGAGGCTGATTATCTCAATCCTAATTCAACTCAACCTGCTCTACGAGGAGCCATTGAAGAATTTGCCTCAAACTGCTCGTTCATTTTCACTTGTAATTTCAAAAATCGGATCATCGATCCGATCCATTCCCGTTGTTCTGTTATCGACTTTAAGATCAACGGTTCTAAACCAAAGCTGGCGGCACAGTTTTTTAAACGGGTTGAAAACATCCTTTCACAAGAGGGAATCAAATACTCCAAAGACGTTGTTGCCGCCGTCATCACCAAACACTTTCCTGATAATCGAAGAATTCTTAATGAGCTTCAGCGATACTCGGTTTCTGGCTCCATTGATTCTGGTATTCTTTCTAATGTTGCTGATATTCAACTTGAAGCCCTAATCAAAGCACTTAAAGAAAAAGATTTTGCTTCTGCTCGTAAGTGGGTCACCAATAATCTCGACAATGATCCTGTAAAAATCTATCGTAAACTATACGATGGTTTATATGATGTTCTTGATGCTAGTGCTGTACCACAACTAGTTCTTATCCTCGCCAAATATCAATATCAATCAGCTTTTGTGGCTGACCACGAAATTAATATGACGGCTTGTTTAACTGAAATTATGGTAGATTGTGAGTTCAAAAAATGATATTTGATAAAGATAAAATGAAAAGTTTAGGTGACATCGGTGAAAAAATTGCAATTGCTCACTACAGCGCACTAGGACATAAAGTTGTGCCTTCATATAACCCTTATGATAGTCAAAAAGATTTATTGGTTGATGGAAAAAGATATGAAGTAAAAACACAACAACCTCATGTTAAATTGAAATCATTAACATTTCGTCCTAATCAATTACCAAAATGTGGAAATAAAGAAACACAATTAGTTTTTGTCACAGCAGAATCTTCATTTAGTCCTACCTATAGATGGAATAATTGTTTTTTTGAGGTTGATTCTAATTTTAATTATTTTTCTTATAAAACAAAAGAAGGTGTGGATATGTTAGCTATTCCGATAGATCAACCAGCTGTTCGTTTTATTAAAAAACTTGATAAAGATGCAGTTCATGAGTTAAAAAAACAAGCACAATCAAACTATAAAGATGGCAAAAGAAAGTATTAATAATGCCTGATTTATTCAAAGAGATTCTTCCGTCCATACTAGAGAAGAAAAAAAGTGTATTTCAAGATGAATATGATTATAAAGAATATAATCCATATATCATCAACCGAGCTTTGTCGTACCACATGGATTGTATTCTGTATGTCAATGAATTAAATAAGAATCCTAGTCTTGATAAGGACTTACAATATTCATATCTTCTAAATACCATAAGACCGATGAAACGGAAATTTCAACCGTGGCAGAAATCAGAGGTCAACAAAGATATAGAATGTGTCAAACAATATTTTGGTTACTCCAATGAGAAGGCCAAAGAAGCTTTGCGTATTCTTAATGATGAACAGATCGCTGAAATAAAAGCAAAAACAAATAAAGGCGGAGTGACAAAGTAATGATTTCAATTATAGATTTAGTTGAAGTTACATTAGGTGAAAAAGATGATTTCCTGAAGGTCCGTGAAACTCTAACACGTATCGGTGTAGCTTCCAAAAAAGAAAAGATTCTCTACCAGTCCTGTCATATATTACATAAACAGAGCAGGTATTACATAGTGCATTTCAAAGAACTATTTGCTTTAGATGGTAAACCAACAGATATTACTGAGAATGATTTATCTCGTAGGAATGCCATAGCAAAACTATTGGAAGACTGGGGACTGGTAAAAATACTAGATAAAAGTAAGGTAGAAAACCCACCTCCAATCTTCTTATCACAAATTAAGATCATCTCTCATAAAGAAAAAGATGATTGGAATTTGGTACCCAAGTATAATATTGGTAAAAAACCAGGAGCCTATTGACAAAATAGGCTTTTTGTGTTATAAATATGGATGTAGGTGCCTCAGGGGCCTATAATTTTGATAAACTCGCTTAACTAAGGAGCATTAAACATGACTACAAGTCTATTACCAAGTCTATTTGACTTTCACAAAACGTTGGATCCATTCACAGTTGGTTACGATAAATTCTTCAAAGATATCGAAGAAGTTACCAAAAATGTAGCCAAGAATGTACCATCGTATCCTCCATACAATATCAAACAAGTAAGCAAAAACAAGTATGTCATTGAAATGGCAGTTGCTGGTTTTGCCAAGTCTGATATTGAAATCACACTTGAAGGTAATAAATTGGTCATCAAAGGTGCTGCAAAAGAAAATGATCTTAAATCGGATGAAAACTTCCTTTTTAAGGGAATTGCTAACCGTGACTTCACACGTTCTTTTACCATCGCTGACAAGATTGAAATCGGTCAAGCTGAAATGGTAAATGGTATGTTACGTGTCTGGTTGGAAAATCTTGTGCAAACTCAAGATACCATTAAAAAGATTGCCATTAAGGAAAAGAAAGATGACTAACTGGTGGCCTGTCTCCGATGAGGAATGGGAACAGTTGAATTATCCAAAAAGTCGGTAAACATATAGGGGGTCTTGACAACCCCCTATTCTTGTGATACAATATATTATATTATGAAAAAAGTGAAACCAATTATTCGTAAGGTTCGTTCTAAGACGAACTTTGATATCTACTACACTTCTTCTTTATGGGAAAATAAAGAAATCGAAGGTGTAACTTTTATTCCAGTAACCAAAGATGTTAATACAAAGCAGATTCACTATCTGCGTAAAGATAATGTGGAGTTTGTAAAATGAGTTTTTTAAATCAACATCAATTGATTACTAATCAAAAACGAATTTTTGATCCAAAGAATAAGAAAGATGTGGAGTTGTTTAAAACATTTCTTTCAGAGAATAAATGGGGTGGGCCTTGTCCATTCTTTTTAGAAGAACCTTATCTAAACATTCCTGATATGCTAAAAGATCGATATATCAGAAGTCAGTTGAATATTCCACAACCAGTTGTTGAGATGTTAAAATGAAATGGTTAAGATATTCTGGTTGTAATATTACATTGAAACTAAATCCGTTTCATTGGAGATTACATTTTAGTAAAGGTAGTGATAATGATGCATGGGAAATATCGACATCTTATATTGTTGAATTACTACCCATCACAATTCGAATATGGATCGATGACGGATCGTGGTAACCAATTAGGGCCGTTAGCTCAGTTGGTTAGAGCAGAGGACTCATAATCCTTTGGTCGTAGGTTCGAGTCCTACACGGCCCACCAAAACTATGAAACAAAAATTTATTGACGCTTATATGGATGTGGCAGAAAGATTTGCCAAACTATCATCCGCCAAACGATTACAAGTTGGTGCTATCATTGTCAAAAATGATAGAATCATATCTATTGGTTACAATGGTATGCCTGCCGGATGGACCAATGAGTGTGAAGAAGTGGTAGAAATACATGAAGATGGCGGAGTTATCACCAAAACCAAGGACGAAGTGATTCACGCAGAGGCCAATGCCATCGCCAAACTGGCTAAAGGCAGTGAATCTGGAGATGGTTCCACCATGTTCCTGACCCATGCTCCTTGTATTCATTGTGCCAAACAAGTCTATACCGCTGGTATTAAAAAAGTATATTACCGAAAATCTTATCGGGATACCATCGGCCTAGACTTCTTAAACAAATGTGGTGTTGAAGTAGAACAAATTTCACCTGGTGAAATCTAGAGAGCACCTAAATATTTGAGAAGTGTCGGTTTTCACAGGAGAAACCTCAGATGCAACTCAGTATCATCGGATGTCCCGATAAGAAACGCTTTCGTCCTTACGTCAGGCGAGCGGCTATGTTTTATGCTGAACAATTAATGACACCAAAGATGTTGGAAAATATCTTTGTTCGGATTAAGTTTGACTCTAAAATAGACGCTTTAGGTTATGCAGACGTTATTAATTATAATGAAAGCAATAAACCTAGAGAATTTCAGATTGAATTAAATCCTATAGCTGGTTCACATGACATATTGGAAACATTAGCTCATGAAATGGTTCATGTTAAACAGTATGCGTATGGTGAAACAAATGAATATGGCACTCGTTGGAGAGGCCAAAGAATTACCGAAAATATAGATTATTATGATGAACCATGGGAAATAGAGGCATATGGTGTGTCAATCGGTTTGTTTAGTAAATTTGCCATTAAAGAAAAGTTATGGGAAGTGTTTGCAGATATACGGAATCCGGATGCACCATTATTACCAGAGCCAATAGCATGGCGAAATATACCACAAATATCTATTGACAATCAACCTATATAATGTTACAATCTTTATATGCGGTCGGGGTATAGAACCAGAGTAGGTGTCCAATCTACTCACTTAGTGCGAATCTAAGCCACCGCTCCACTTTCTAAGGACTATATCATGGCAGTTTCAAAAACTAAAAAGAAAAATCCAATGCTGACCAAAAATGGAAAGCCAAGATTAGGACCTTTAAACCTTAAGCAACTCAATGATATGCTAGAAAAATCTAGCAAGCCAAAAGATAAAGCAAAAATACAAAGACGGATTACAGCATTGACTTCGAAGCCGGTTTAGCTCATTTGGTAGAGCAACTGATTTGTAATCAGTAGGTGGTCAGTTCGAATCCGACAACCGGCACCATTAACTATTTTGAGAAGAAGGATTCATAAAGTTTTCAATTAATGTTGCAACGTCACCATATTGGTAATCTTCAAGCATTTCAATTACCATATCAACTATTTGAATTTGACGTATAAAGTTTTGCAATTCATTTTCATGATTCTTTAATTGATTCTCAGCAAACATCTTTAGTAAATTTTCACCTTGATCATTTTTCTTTTTGATTTTTTTAATTATCTTTTTTAGTCGAAATATATAACCGTTACACGTATTGATATTATTGTTTATGTTTAGTTTTTCTCGCCTACTTTCATTTTTCATGATGAGTATTAGATCATCAAGATCAGGATTAATATTTGGAAGTAGATTGAAGAATAAACGGCTGAGTTGTTCTAGAGCTTGATCACGGAGACTTGTACCAGATTCATAATGACCCGTTGTATCATATTTTTTTCTATTGACAGGATCACTTAAAACTTCATAGGCGTTTTTTATCTCCTTGAATAATTCAGGATCGCCGCCTTTATCTGGATGATGTTGTTGAGCAAGAGATTTGTATTTGGCTTTGATTTCTTCAAATGTTGCATTTTTAGAAACGCCTAAGATATCATATAAGTTTTTATTCATAAATGTATTTATAATGAGCTCCATACCAAAGATTGCACACGTTGCCTGGAAGACCAAAGATGTGGTGAATAGTCAATCACCACTCATTCTTAATGGATTACGTAAACTCATTGATCTGAATCCAGATTGGACGGTCACCGTATATGATGACAATGAAATTGATGAGTATCTTAGAAACACTTTAAACAAAAGAGATTACAATCTAATTAAAGATATACATATAGTTGAAAAGAGTGACCTGTGGAGATTATTTAAGTTATACAATGAAGGTGGTCTTTACATGGACATTGATCGTTTTTATAATGTGCCGTTATCAGAAATTGTAACTGATGGTATAAAGTGTGTATTACCAACCTGTTTAGATTGGGATTTTTCACAAGACTTTATGTTAACTGAACCAAAAAATCCTATTCAAGCACAAACGATTGAACTGATTTTAAAGAGGCGGTATGAAGGCCATAAGAATGTTTTCTTTTTAGGACCACAAACATACATGCACGCATTGACTATGGTAATATTTGGTGAAATGATTAATACGAATCCTGGTGTTGAGAAATTTAATGAAATGCGAAAGTACCTAGAGCAAATATCTTTTATTAAAACTTACAGAGAAAGTCCACCAAACGATACGATAGTTTATAGAGGTGAAAAAATTATTGATTGGGAAAATATAAAAAGACAATTTTACGCTGAATCGAATATTAAACATTGGTCAGGAGAATGGTAATGAGAACAATAAAGTTGCCTAGATTATTACAACCATATTATTGTTCTGATTTGATTCGAGTTGGTAAAGACAATGATGGTGGTTACCTTGTTAATAAAAGTGACATATTGAAAAGTGAATGTTTGTTATCGTTTGGTATTAATGATGATTGGTCATTTGAAGAACAGTTTCTCAATATTAATAATTGTCCTTTGTATGGTTATGATAATTCTGTTAATGATGAAATGCTAAAGGATAAAGGAATATACGAATCACATAAACAGTTTTTTACAGGTACAAAGCAACATATAGCAAAGAATATTGGTAAAAGAAATTCTGACGAAGAAACAACTTTCGATCAGGTTATGAAAGATAAAGGTGATAATATTTTTCTAAAGTGTGATATTGAAGGTTCTGAATATGACATACTAGATAATATAATTATACACACAAAGAAATTTTCTGGCATCGTAATAGAGTTTCATGATATACAAGAAAATTACAAGTTAAATGAAATGGCCAACTTTGTTAGTAAACTAGACCAAAAGTTGGTTCACGTTCATATAAACAACTACACATATACACAAGTAGGTCAAAATGAATTCATACCGTCTGTTGTTGAATTGACTTTTACATCATCAGAAAATATAAAGTTAAAGAAACACATTACTTTTCCTAATTCTTTAGACATGCCAAACTGTCCAGAAAGAGAAGATTTTACCATAATATTTTGACGAAAGGTTGGAGATGTCGGAGCCTCCGAAAATTTTCCGGCGATTTCAAGGTTTCAAATTTTGTTTTTTGATTTTAAGATATATAGTTATAGCGGGGTAGCTCAGAGGTAGAGCATTGGACTCATAATCCAGGGGCCGTAGGTTCGATTCCTTCCCCCGCAACCAACAAGGAGATATTATGACTGAACCAAAAAAGCCAGCAGTGATTTTACCTAAGCCAAAAACACCATCAGCACCAAAACCAAAACAAACTTTTATTCCTAAGATGACAGTAATGCGAAAGGCAGGCAGAGGCAGATGACATCCGATTTAGAGAAATATCGTAAACAAGCTATGGAGTTGTGGTTCAGTAATGGTGGTAGTTGCACTGGTGCCACACCGCCAGAGCCAAAAGATATTGATGATGCTATTGCTGAAGATGAAGAATTTAAGCGAATAGAGCAACAACAAAAATAATTATTTGAGTTTTGCTAGTTTAAGTTTTTCTAATACTTTGATATAGAACCAACCTATATCTAACTCGAACCATTTCCTACTAAGCTTGGCAGAACCAGCATCAGAATGGTGATTATTATGAAGCTCTTCGCCACCAATAATAATACCAATAGGGAAAATATTTCTAGATGATTCTCTCGTTTCAACATTTCTATACCCCCAATAGTGACCGATTCCGTTGACAACACCTGCAGCCCAAAACGGAATCCATAACATCTGTATTAACCAAACTAATATACCCCAATAACCAAACAAAGCAAAACAAACTAAAAAGTATATTGAAACACCCAAGTAATTTAAAGGTGTATACAAATTCTTTTCAATAAAATCTTCTGGTGTTCCTCTACCAAATGAATTAATCATCAATTTATCTTTTGCAGCTGTATTGTATAGGAGTGCACCACCAAATAAAACTTTCCATATACCAAATAATTGAGGTGAATGTGGATCACCTTTTTGGTCTGTCATGCTATGGTGTTTACGGTGAATTGCTACCCATTCTTTTGTGACCATACCTGTCGTTAACCATAACCAGAATCGAAAGAAGTGATTTACTACTGGATGAAATGATACAGATAGATGTGTTTGACTACGATGAAGATACAGAGTTACGGCGATAATTGTTAGATGAGTTGTTACTAGGACATAGAATAGTTCGTTCATTTGTATAATTTATGAGTGTGTGTGGAAGAAACCAATATCTGAGTATAAGATATACCCAAAAGTCTATTGGATTTGTTATTAACATTACTTATTTAGGTCTTTATAACTGTGTCTACCACAAGTTCTTAAATACTCATTTTTACCTTTACTGTTCATATTTTTAGCGGAATAAATTTGAGCAAAATGATTACATCCTCTGACTTGACAAGGTGGAGGTATATCTAAAACAGAAGTGTTTGCTGTGTTATTTGTTGGCATATTCAGCCCACATTAAAAACATTAACAAAACAATTGTTATGATAAAAATTAATGGTTGATCTCTCATTTGTATAGTTTAAAAAAATAAGTTACTAATGCAGCCACAGTTAGACACCACCAAAAAACTCTAGTCATTTTATATCTATCACTATCCATGAATTCCATTTCTTCATCATGTTCTTTTTTCAATCTCGCTTTGACGGATTCGATTTCAGACCAAGCATTTTTACCATATTTTTGAGTTGCTTCTATTTTTAGTTTATCAATTTCTTTTTGATGTCTTTTTTCTGCTTCATATTTTTCAAATGCTTTAAAATCCTGTGATGCTCGCATTAATTCTTGTTGAGCTTTAGTTTGCATCCTTTTACGGTGCTGTTCCTGAACGGCTCTTTCCATATCGGCTTGTTGGTCAGTAACAACACCACCCAACTGTTTGCCAATATTTTGTGCTTCTTTAAGAGTATTGACTGCAGCTTTACCTGCGGCTAAATCAACATTTGACATTATTTGGCCAATGGATTGTCCATTGCTTTCTGAATCTTACTATCAATTTCTTTACGCAAAACACGAATGTCTTGGTCAATTTCACGGGATAATTGTTTATTGTCCCGTTCTACTTGCTCAACAATCTTTTCCAATTTACGAATATCGTTTTTGATATCGTTCTTAATATCACGGGTATAATCATTCGTCTTGGCAGATGTTTCTTCTACCACAATTAACCGTTTATCAAACTCAGATAAATCTGGTGCAACATATTTTTCAATCTTCATCTTCATATCTTGGTATGATTTGTATACTTCAAATGCACCATAAAGAGCACCAAGTGTAGAAGATACGATTGTAAATGCCACCATAAGTTTGGCAGGAGTAAATTCGTAGCCACCAATACTGATAACAGTATCTTTACTGGCATATTTCTTAACCGCTGCTTCTGCTTCGTCTATTTTTTTATTAACGTCTGTCATTTTATTTTCCTAATTCGAATTGTGATTGAACCATTTGATTATGTAATTGATCGGTCGCACCAAATAATCTACGACCAGCTCTTGCATTATCTACATTCTTTTGGCCACCGTAAATGGTAAACGGTTTATAAAAAGAAACATCTTTAATAATAACACTATTATAAGCATCAAATGCAGGACTAAATCCCATTGCTGCAATAACTAAACCTTGTGTTGCAACTTGAGCATTCATTGATTTTGCTTCACCACTTTCTTTAACGGCTTCAGAACCTTTTGCAACCGCTTCTCTCTTTGCAGCTTCAACTCTGGCTTGTTGTAAAGTTTGTCGAGGTGACTGTGTTGTGGTAGAAGAACTAGAACTAGATGAACTTGTTGAAGAAGAACTGCTAGTTGAAGAAGAACTAGAACTAGATGAACTCTGTACCGATTCAACCACCAAAGCTGTCGTTGTTTGTTGTGAAGATGATGGTGATGTTAATTGCACTGGTGCCGCTGGCGCTGTCGGTGCAGTAGATGTTGATGTTGTTGTTACCACTCTATTAACATTCGGATCAGCCACAATCGCTGGAGTATTACTCACAGAACCAGAAGAAGATACAACTATCGCTTCTGTGGTTGTATTATTATTTGTTGTATTATTTGAATTTGCAACTGGTGCCACATAACCAGAGCAAGTGGGACTGGATTGTGGATTGGCTGTGCAAGCTTGATTACGTAGATATGCTTGATAAGCAGTTTCGTAACCAGGACATTGTGGACTATACAAAGTATTCAAAGAACATTGTTGATTAAAATATGCTTGTTGATAACCAGGACACTCACTATTATATAAAGGATTGGCCGTGCATTGTTGATTAAAATATGCTTGTTGATATCCTGGACATCCAGAATTATATAAAGGATTTGCGGTACATTGTTGTGTAAAATAAGCCTGTTGATATCCTGGACAAGATGAGTTATATAATGGATCTTGTGTGCAACGAAAACTAAAATATGCTTGTTGATAACCAGGACATTGTGGACTATACAATGCACTTAATGAACATTGTTGATTAAAATATGCTTGTTGGTAACCAGGACAAGATGAGTTATATAATGGATCAGCGGTACATTGTTGATTAAAATATGCTTGTTGGTAACCAGGACAAGATGAGTTATATAAAGAATTCGAATTACATTGTTGTGTAAAATAAGCTTCTTGATAACCAGGACATGATGAATCATATAAAGCATTAATACTGCATTGTTGTGCAGTATAAGCAGCTGCGTAACCAGGACATGAAGGTGAATAAAGTGGATTGATTGTGCATTGATCAACTCCAGGTCCTGTTCCACCAAGTGCTTGCCAACTAAAAATACTAGAACTTCCTGGTGTAATATTTAATCCTTGGCCATGGTAATATTGATAATATTCACCTTTACTTAAATCGCCAGCTACACCAGATGTTACGGCATTCCAAGATATCATAGCACCAGCAATACGAGTGTCTATAAGACCTGATGAATTAATTTTTATTTCAAAACTATTACCGCCTTGTGAACCACAACATTGACTAACATTATACCAACCATATGTCATACTATTACCTTCACGAAGATAATATTGATTTTGATCATTCCATGAATATAAATCAGTATGTAATCCATAAATTGTATAATTATACGATGGATTTGTGGTGTTTCTTAAATCTACACCAGAACAACATCCACCACCTAAACCAGATGTTTGTGGATTTTGAAATGTTACAAATCCATTTGTTGCAGCCCAAGATGTTGTGAAGTTTTGGCCAAACATTGGAAATGTAAAACCTAAAGGAACTTCATTATACCAATCATCACCAGTTGTAATGTTTACTGCGTTTGGATTATTTTTAATATCTTGTAGTGGTAAAGCATTGACGCCTGTTCCAACTGTCATATTAAGACCTGGAGTTCCAGGTATTGGAATAGTAACTATTTGAGCGAAAGAGCAAGCAGACACCACAAAAAGTAGTGCTGCTAAAATCTTTTTCATTAGTCTTTACTCTTTATTTTCTGTGGTTGGCGGTCTGGATTTGCTTCCCAAACCACTTTAGCTTCGTTACCAATTTTACCATCAACTGGACATGGAGTACCTGCATTCATCATAGCGGTAAATACACGCTCGTCTTGGCAAAGAGTAGAAACAGCAGCTACTTTCATACCCATATCATAAAGAGTTTTGGATAACTTTAAACGTTCACAATTCTTATCGATAAAAGTACCACCAATGGCGATACCAAGAATTTGAGTTTGAGCTGCACCTGAAACACCCACAGCACACAAGTCATTATTCAATGATGTGATATTTGGTGCCACAGCGGTTGGAGGTGGAGATTTAATAGTTGTGGTACTATTGGAGGTGGAATCCGAGGTACTTCTGGTTGTGGAATCCGTCACAATAGGTTGAGCAAATACGTTGCCAACAAATAACATTACTGTTATAATTGGAAATATCTTACTTTTTAACATTTATTTTTGATAAAGGTTGTCCTCTACCATCCTCTGTTAGTTTTGTTATATGGGGATAATAAAGAATACCGAATGTCAGGTTGACACGGAAGAATAAAACAGATATAATTTCATTTCAACTACATACTTATTTATACCATGGAGAAATAAATGAAGATTTTGACGTTAAAATTAGTAACCGGTGAAGAAGTTTTGGGTGAAATTGAATCTGAATCGGAGACAGAATTCGTATTGGTCAATCCTGTTGGTATTGCCATTGTTCGTGATCCAAAGACTGGTCAACCCAATGTTGGTTTTGCACCATTTCCCATTCATGCCGAACAAAAGACAGGTGCTACGGTTGCCTTAAACAAGAAGAAT